CCAATTGAAAGAGAAATTGATATATTAATGGAAAGAGATAAACAGGATTTTAGTCCTAAGTCTCATTCAGATACTCATGTATCACTTACTCTTGAAAAATTTAAGAAAGATTGGGGATTAAAATATACAACACCTGATATTATATATGGACAAACACCAGCTGTTATGTTAGAAACTATAGTAACTGATATGCCTGGAGGATTTACTCTATCAAACTTCTTTGATTATACAGTTAAAAAAGGTGAAATGAGTAAAGAGATTGATGGTAAAGTCTATACTCATAAAAACTGGAAAGAGATGCCTGAGTATCAGATTGAAAGATTTGTAAATGATGTTATTAAAATATGGTCTGGAATAACTGAAGGCGTTAAGGTTAGAAATTTAAAAGTTGGTGAAGGTGAAGGTCATTTAGACGAACCAAGTTCAGCTAGAAGAAGTGACCTTACAGATTTCCTATCAAGTGAATTTGGAGAATCTGTATTTGTTGATGCTGAGTTTTATGATAAAGCTGGTATAAAAAGAAATGTTAAAGAAGTAATTGGTGATTTAAGAGTTGGTTTCTATACTGGAGCTGGGAGAGTAGGTCAAAAAGCTGAAGCTAGATTAGCAACAACTGAAGCTGAAGCATATGATTATTATGCAGGAGCTAAGAAACCTCAAAGTGGATATATTGTAGCTTGGCTTGCTGATGTAGAGTCAGGTATAGGTATACCAATAACAACAGCTGAACCAGGAAAAGGTCTTAGTGGTATTCATAAATTGGCAAATAGGTTTGTAGATACTTTAAATGAAGCTAAAGAACGATGGAAAGATTCCCCTGAGATATCAAATTATATTGATAGAATGATAAATCAGTATGTAAAAACAGATGATACTCGCATTGTAGATGTATTTGATGTTGATGATAAAGGGAATCCAATTAATTATAAATTTAGAGGCGAGATACCTTCAGATGAAAGGACATCAGACCATGCTACTACAATGTTAACTACTGTATTTGGGGATAAACAATTTGGTAAAAATTTCTGGGATTCTGTAGTTAATTCAAAAGCTGATACAAAAGGATGGACTGCCGAAAAAGAATTTGCTCATGACTCATTAAGAAGAATAAGACTTTTTACTAATAGAACTACAACTAATCTTGAGACTAAAAGAATTGAACAAATAACTGACTTTATGGATAAAACAGTACCTGAGGGCATAATGTCAGATATGAGAGAAATTATTGATACTGTACTAAAGCCTATAAATAAGAGTGGTATGTATAATTTTCATCTCTTAAAAGATGAAGCTTTAGTTAAAGGTGAAATGAATCCTAAGTTATCGTCTGCTTTTAGAAACCTAGCCGAACAAGTACAAAGAGCAAGAGAACTTAATTCTGATGCTAATATATTAAGTGTTGATAAAGATTTAAAATATCCTGGAGGGTTAGGAGATACAAGCCACTTTAATTCTATTGTAGTTGTTAGCAATAGATTTATGGAAGCGTTGAAAATACTTACTGGTGATTTTCATAGGAGAGGTTCAAAAGCTGCTAAGCCTATTATTTCATTTGCAAGTGATGGTGAGGCTGCTTTCTTAGGTAAGACAATGTTTATGGTAGATAGTAGATTTGAACCATACTTAGAAAATAACAAGATAGATATGGTAATGTTTGATTCTGCTGTAAAAACTAGAGGCGGAGATTATGATGGTTCTATTATAGATTTAGGTAAGTACAGAGATATGGACCAATTTTTAGCATCTACTAATACAGATAAAACAGTAGGTCTTCCTATAGAATCAATACAGATGCAGAGTTGGCACGCTGAAGATAAACCAGCTCGTATACCAATGCACGTTGCAAATGATTTGGTAGGAGGAAAATTAAATGATGCATATTTTAAATGGTTAAATAGACCAGCTGTTAGAAATTATGAAGATAGATTAGCTAGTATTGTAGGTGGTGGTAATATATCTAGAATGACTGCATTCTCTAAGTTCTTAATTGGTGAGGTTGGTGATGACGTTGATAATGTAATGTATAGTACTATGTCTAGATGGTTAAGTGCTAATGGTTATCCTATGTTTTTACCATTTAAGACTAGTATGAAAAATGCTATGATGAGAGAGTTTATTGATAAGGCTGGTATGATAAGCCCTGAGAATCATCATGGTAGTCAAAGTGTATTAGTTCCTTCTTATTATGAATTTGACCATGTTAATGGCTTGAGAAATATATTATTTGAAGACAAATTAGGTGATGGCGTTCATAGTATATATACATATGGTAATGCTGAAATAGGTTTTAATAATTATACAAAAAGATTTGACCCTCAGAATACAAATCTAATTGTAAGTAGAGAAAACGCAGCTGACCAATTAATTACTTGGGGTGACCTTATAAAAGGGATAAGAAATGATATTGGCAAAGCTCAAAGAAGTCAAGTATATATAAAGACTAAAGAGCAAGCTAAGCTAAATGCAAAAATGAAAGGTAATGTAGAAGGTTTTGTATTTGGAGGTAAAAGGGAACATCAATTAGGTAGGTTAGTTGATTGGGTAAAAGATTTAAATACATTTATGGATAAGAATATAACTGTTGAAGTTGCTGGTGTATTTCAAAGAACGCCTTCTACTCGTTCATCTGATAAAGTTATAGCTGGTATAAAAGGTTTTGTTGATGGAAACTTTGCTAGATTAGATACTGTTGATTTATGGACAAGATTAGAAGCTGACCATGATTATGATAAATTAAATTATTGGTGGGATACTCCAACTGACATATTAAATGCTTGGAATGGAATGGCCCCTGATAAAAAGTCTGTTGTTAATACATCAGAACCAACGTCTATAAGAGAACTTGACTTACTTAATTCTTCTAGTCTAAGAAAATATAATTTTGATTCACAAATAGCTTCAAAGAAGAGAGGTGAAGTTGTAAAAATTAAAAGAGTCTTTCAATTTATGAAGCATTATAGAGGTGAAGATGGCGAGAGAGGATATAATATAACTTTCCCTACTATGCAAGGAGAACCTAAGACAGTTATAAGAATTAATGAAGCTAGAATGGATGAAGCTGAGTCAAAAACTACAGATGATATTCAAAGAATTGTAGATTCAAAAGATGGTTTTACAGAAGAAGACTTTGGATTAAACCAAAATTATTATAAAGATATATTATTTGGCAAAGAAGGTTTATTTTTAGAAGTTGAAGATAAGAATGGAAATATAATCAAAAAAGAATATCAAGGTTTATTTGAAAAAGGAGTTTTAATAAAAGATAAGGGCAAGGAATATTTCCATTCAGAAAAAATAAAACCTGTAGAACAAGATATTATAATAGCTTCACTTCAACCTTATAAAGGATTCTTACAATTAGCTACTGATACATATGAAGGTGGAGAAGCTAAAAGAGTTAATTATGAGTCATTTATAGCTGGATACGATACATATAGTGATTCTATGTTAAATCTTGAATCTTATGTATTAAGAGCTATGGGAAGAAACCCAAAATATAAGTTTAAAGATTATGCTAAATATTTTTATTCAGATGCTACTGAAGGTAAAAAGCCTGTTTCAATATTTGGATTGCAAGATGCTAGACTCCCAAAGGTTGCTAGAAGAGGTGAACGAGTAAGCAATTTAGGTTCAGAGTTATTACCATTTGATAGGTCTGTATGGTCAGCGGCATCAGTTGATAGAATGGGATTAGAAAAACCATATAAATCTCACGATAAAAGTGAAGAAGCTTTTAATGATATATGGAGTGACTATATAGATAAAGGTAATGAGACAGATGCTGTTGTAAGAAAAATAGTAAACTCTATTAAACATGATGCTGAGAATTTTGAATTTTTAAATATTCTAGATAGGAAGATTGTTTCAGCTAAGTCTGGTCTTAAAAGAGCTAAGAGATATAATGATGAAAACTTAGAATCTTGGCTTGGAGATAGAGTTAATAGGTTGCAAGGAGTAAGAGATAGTGTAAATGATAAGATATTACTTGATGAATCAGCTACTATTCCAATAGCAAAAACTATTAGAAGACAATTAATGCAATCAATCGTTAAAGGATTGCCAGTTGACCTTGTTACTATGTATAAAGATACACAAGGAAATATTAAATATGGTAAAAAGCAAAGCGTTGGACCTGACCAAACTGGTAGGTATGTAAAGCAAAGACAAGATTGGATAAGAAAGAATATGAGAAGGATTATTGCTTCTACTTGGCAGAATAATCAATTAGCTATTGAAATAAAAGGTATTAGTAGTAATGATTATGCTCAGATGGTTATGTGGCATAGAACACTTGCAGAGAAGACAGGGTTTATGTTAGACCCAAGAACAGTTCCTTATTCAGAAGCGTTTGAGATTAGTGTATCTGAAGCTAGAAGAGAATTAGGTAAAAACTGGTCGAGTTGGTTTGAGCATAGAGATTATGCTCCTCATGAGAGAGAAGATATTGTGCAAGCTAACATTATGAGATATATGAGAACAGAGTGGGGCAGATGGAATGATATGGAGGATGGCCTTGGCAATCTCTGGATACTAAAGTTTATGACACCTGAACCAGATGGTATGACAGCTACTTACCACCAAAAGCATTTTCTACCAGGATTCTCAGAGATAGATAAACAAATTAAATATATTACATTAGGTATGAATTTCTTATCTACAAACCCAGAAATATTAGATATACCTATAGCTAGGCAAGCTGCTAGAGAAGCTGGTTTATCTGGTAGACAAACAGATTTATTGGTTGACAAAAGACAACTGTTAATCAGAGAATTAGCTGAATCATTCACAGATAAAATGAGAGCTTTGTATAATCAAGAGTCACCAAGACAAGATGTTAGTAAGATGAGTGGAGAAGAAAGGCTTAAAGCTGCTCTTGGTGGTGATGATATAAGCTCTTCTATATTTGCAACAAGTGAATCATTATATTCTGGTACAAGTAATGCTGATATGATAAAAGAAGCTGGTGATGTATTTAAAGCTATAGATAAAGGTGAAATAGAAACAATACAAGATTTAAACCCTGAGATGAAATTATTATATGGAGTTACTGGAGACTTATCTCTTGATTATCTATCATTAAAAGGAGCCCCAGCTAAGATTGACCAACTATTGGATATTAAAAATATGGCTAGATTTTATTTTATGCCTAATAAAGTATTGAATAGTAGAGGCAAATTAGAAAATGTAAAAGATTTAAAAGGGTATTATGATAGTGTTAAGAAAGATGGTAAGATATGGTTTGGTGATTTATCTGAAAAGAATATGCTTGTAAAAGATAAGGTGTCCAGTATTGATATGAATCCATTTGGTAGTCCTATAGAGAGAAATGTAGAGACTGGAGAACAAGCTAAACAAGTCTTTAGAGACAATATAATGGGATGTTAAATAAAGGAAATTAATTATGGCAGGTTGTGACCCAAAAGTATTAGCATTAGGCGAAAAAGTAATAGACAAATGGTTTAAAAAAGGTGGAATCATATCTCAGAATCTTGGAAAAGATAGCTATGGATATTTAAAACAACTGTGGTGGTCAACAACTAGAAAAGATTTTGATTATGGTGAGACACCATCAATTTCAGAACTTAAAGTTATAAGTAAAAGAATTGATAAAGTAGAGAAAGGGTTTACAAAAAGAACAGGAAAGTTTGCTGAATTATTTTATTTACCTGAGGCTGTTTTAGCTAATAATATGCCAGCTAGAGATGCTTATAGATTTTTTATGAAATCTCATCAGCAATTTCAAGGTCATAGAGATGATTACCAAAGTGTTTTTAATAGTATTGTAAAGAAACTTGGTGAAAAGTCTAGACTACTTGGATTGAGTCGTAAAGGTGGGTTTAAAAGTATTAATAAAGCTCATAAAGAACTAAAGAAAAAGTATAATAAGTACGAAGAAATAATGCAAAATGATGGATGGAAAAAAGCTGAAGATTATTATGAAAAAGAATTAGCTGACCTATCTAAAGATACTCAGTTTGAGATATTTGAATTAGCTAATGACGTATTAAGAGACCCTGATTTAGTAAGTAAAGAACCAAAAAAGTATGGCATATTCTCAGACATAGCAAGTGAGTGGAAAAGTATAAGTCCTAAATTGTATAAAGATTTAAAAAATGGTTTAAGATTTCATATAGAAGCTATATCAGAAGCCAATGAATTAACCGGTGGTGCTTATACAGAAATGTTAGGCAACATGAGAAAGATACAAAGTAATTTAAAGCAGAGGAAGAATTATTTTCCAACTGAAGTGCTTAGAATGTTTCCTACTATGAAAGCTGTTCAAGAATCTATATATGAAAAATCTAGTACTTTAGAGAAAAAAGATTTAACAAAAGTAAATGACTATGTTGCAAACATGAGTGAGATACTTATTGATGAACTTAATCTATCAAAGCATGCTTTAGAGGCTAAATATGGAGATATGGCTAGACATAATAAAGATGTCATTGGTGTAATGGATAATTATATTAGAAATATAACGATGTTTAACTTTGCTGGGACAACTTCGGCTAAGCTGTTGCAAGGTATAAGAAAGATAAGCGAAATGTCACCAGAAGAGGCAGACCATCAGTCTCAATTCTATATAGATTATCTTTATGATACTCATGCAACTATGTTAGGGTTGAATGTTAAATCATCATTTTGGAGAGCTGCTACGAGAAATGTTACAGCTTGGCAGTTCATGTCTAAACTTGGTTTAAATCTAAGAGGAGCTGCGAGAAATGCAACTCAGTCATTACAAAACTATGTTTACTTTGGTGTAAAGGGAATGGTAGATTCTAAACAATATTTAGCTACTGCTAATATAGGTCTTTTAGCTGACGCTGAGGCTAAAAAGCATGGTGTTTATTTTGCTGAAGCTCGTGAACTTACAAATACATTAGGTTTGTTCCCAGATGTAGCAACATCAAAGATAAATGGGAAAGAAGTACTTACATATAAATATGACAGTACATCTAGGAAATTTTCAGAAGGTCTCGAAAAATTTGCATCAAAAACAGCTTGGCCAATGAGGAAGGTTGAGAATAAAATCAACAGACAGTTAACATTTAAAATGGCATTTGCATTAAGACATCAACAGTTAAATAACAACGCTGGTATGATTGAACGAGATGTTACTAGGGCAATAAAAGATGGTAAACTCGATAAAGATACAGATGTAAATGATTATATACAGAATTTAATAACAAAAAGGTCTTCAAACTTTGCAGCCAATATGGTAAAAGAACTCCATTATGAATATTCTGGGTTTGCAAAGCCAAAAGTTTTAAGAACACCAGCTGGTTCTATATTAGGTCAGTTTATGACATATAGTGTTAATTTTTGGAACTACCAATACAAGATAGCTTCTAGAGGTAAGGACAGTATAGTTGCTGGAGACTGGGGAAGCCCAGAGTCTTTTAGACTTTATAGGTTGGGGATGTTATACTCATTTTTATATGGTATACTATCACCTTTGACAAATACAGATGTAGGCAATCTTATACAGCATGATACTTATGAAAGATATCAAAACTTTGCTGATGCATTTAGTGAAGATGAAGAAGTTAAGAAAAAAGCTTTCTTTGGCAAAGGTCCTATAATTGGAACTGTAGGTGGACCTTTCGTTGGTGATATTGTTACTATGGGTAATGTATTTGGTCTATATGATTTAATGTCCAATGGTGAAATGGATGAACATAGTTGGTTAGGTTATTTAGCTGGATATCAAGACTATGCTGATTCCCGTGACTCTGATAGAGTATATGATGCTGTAAGAACATTAAACACAGAAGTAGCAAGACAACTCTATGTTGTTTGGCCTCGAATGTATAACGGTGCTGGTCTTGGTACGTTAGCTCAAATAGAATTAGGTCTATTCCCAGACAAAGGAATGAAAGAGAAGAAGGCTGTAGTTGCTAAAGCTGTTGGTCTGCCAGCGCCTGCATATGCTGAACCTAAACCTGCAAAGAAAAAACCCAAGAAGAAAGATATAGTATTAGAATCTCTAAAAAATCTATCAAAAGATGGTAGAAGAATACGAGGAGCAGAAAATGTTGGTTCGGATGAATGGCTTTTAAATATAGTTAATAGTCAAAAATCTTATTCAGCTGATTTACAACCACTTAAAGGTTCTTTATCTAGATATAATACAAGGCTATTATCATTAGCTCACCAAAAAGGATATCAAGGTGGCTTTGACAGAGGAACTTGGAGCTAAAAAAAGGGGGCCGAAGCCCCCTCTCTTTTTTGCCTGATGATTAATTAAGAGGAGTCCAGGCAGATGTTCTCTTCATTTCTTTTAATAATCTTTCGTTTCTTTTACTAGGTATCTCTACACCATAAGTTGCAAAAGACGCCAATACATTTTCAGCTCTAATTCTTATTTTTTTACCCTTATTTTCTAGCTCGGCACCACTTTTTATAATATCTGATAATTCGTTTAATATTTCTTCTGTTAAAACTATTTTATTTTTAGTCATTAATTATCCTTTTCATTATTTACATACCAAACTACCATTAAAGCTGCATCACTTGTACTTAATGTAATCTTATTCTCTGGGAATAAATTAATTGCTATTTGTTTCAACTCATTTTTCCTTTCTCTTTTTATTTTTGGAAGAGGCTGGAGTGGCTTCATCCATGTTTGAGGTGTAACTTCTAATGTTGGAATATCATATGCTCCAAGTATCCCTAACCATTTACCAAAGTTACATCCGAATTTAAACGCACTACTTCTTGCGTCTGTAGGGAAAGCGTGAACCTTCTCTATCACACAAAAAACATTCTTATCTTTAACTCTAGCTGTATTTATTATAGCTGCCATTTCTTTTGGTGTCTTTGGACATTTGTGTAGTATCATCTTATCTTTAGCTTCATTGTATATTGCTACTCCACCTTTTGCTCCAGGGTCAATACCTATTATAATCATTATTCCCAATCCTTCCTAGCTGAATATTTATTTTTACTTTTCTTATGTTTATATTTAGACCGATACGTTACTACTTTCTCAGTTTTACTTTTCATATACTCTTTCCTGTACTCATCTAATATATCATCAAGTTCACTAGATGAGCAATCCCACAACTTTTTAGTACCAACTATCTTCTGTTTAATGTCAATAGTCGTTTCTATTGTAAGATGCTCATCAGCTTGGATTGTTGCTAACTTATCTGTAAACTCTTCCAACTTCACTACTTTTAAAATGGTACTTTCCTTTTAGTATTATTATCAATATCGTTCTTTGCATCATCTCTATCAAAGTAAAATTTACATCTGTTTCCATTAAATCCCATAACATAAGTTCCTATTGTTCCATATCTACTCTTAGGTACTATTATTTCTATCTCATATTTATCATGTGATTCATTATCAAAGTTCCATCCATAGAACGGCATGATTGCTGTCTCTGCTGTTTGTTCTATTACACCTGATTCTGCGAAATCACTTAGTCTTGGTTTAGGGTCTATTCTCTTTTCTATTTCTCTATTTAATTGTGATACTAATATTGCACTGCAATTTTCTTTCTTACATATCCACTTATACTCATACATTATACTTTCTATTTGGAATCTTCTTTCTTCTATATTATCTACTTGTATTAACTGTATGTAATCATCTAATACTATATCTGGCTTGTATCGAGATATCTCAAGCATCGCTTCACTAAGCTTTCTTATGTTATCATACATTATAAGATTCTCATATTTCTTATCTATGTTCTCACTTAACAATTCAACTTCAGTTATTTCCTCATCAGTTAATTTATTTTTTCTAATCTTTGAATATTCAATATCTTTACTTTCCATAATAATAATTTTCTTCATTACTTCTTCATTTGACATCTCCCTATTAAATAACATTACCTTATATCCTTGAGCGATTAAACTTCTTACAATATTTATAGCTAATGTAGTCTTCCCATGCCCAGGTCTACCACCTAAGACAGTAACTTCCTTTCTTGTCATTCCCCCGGCAGGATAGTCGAGTTGTTGGAGACCGAAAGGTATGATGTTACTACCGTTTTTCAAGTTGGACAGAGTGTTGCTTATGATAACATCTATATCTGTCTTCTTAGAAGGTTGTAAATCCTTTAGCTCATCTATTAATCTACTGTGTTGTTGTAATGTAGTATCTAATTTTTCATAATCTGTGAAACTTGTTTTGTATAATTTATTTGCTGTCTTCGCTGCTTCTCTTTGTATATGTCTTTCCCATATTATTTTCGCATGATACTCTGCATTTGCTGTTGTTGCTACTTCCATTGGTAATCCAGTAATGAAGTATCCCATTGTTTCATCGGGACTTGCATCTTTTACTTTGTTGGTTACCGTTATAACATCAATCGGTTCTCCTGATTTATATATTTCTTTTATTGCTTTCCATACTACTTGATTATCTTTATAATAAAATGCATCTTCGTCTCTTATCCATGCTGCTACTTTTTCATAAACAGAGACTCCATCAAGCAATATACATCCAAGTACTGATTCTTCTGCATTCTTGCTCGATGGAGCCGCTTTTAAATTTGTCAATATATACTCCTTTCGGTTTTTTTAACTGGCAACGCTCCTTATGTTTGTTCCTTCTTGATTAGAATTTTTCTTATGTCTAATATATGGAGTTTTACAACTGTCACAACGATATACTGGAAACTTATTTGCTGTTGTAATATATTCAGAATCAGTTTCAACTATATCATTTGCTCCACAATTTGGACAAACATCTTTATCCATTAACACACTTAAATTAGGATGATTATGGATATACGGTCTTATCTTTAAATACAATTCTTCTAATCCCATTACATCATGTTTATTATATTCTGCCATCTCATTTAATCTATCTTGATTTCCTGCTTCACAATCAACCCATAATTGAAATTCTGTTGATAATTTATTTTCTAATTTAAAATATTTTGTTAAGAAATCCTGTTTATATGATGGTGCAAAGAACTCTCGTCTTGCAATCTTTAGTGTATCAATCACCCTGAATGGACTTGGTGGTTGCATACCTTTCGATATAAACCTCCAACGAAGCTTTCTTAAATCAAACCTATCTCCGTTGTGTCCAATAACTATATCAGCTTCATCCAATAACTTCCAGATTGATTTCAGTATTCTTTTATCATCTCTATTTTTAGATTCTTTTGGTGTTACAACATCTGATTGTACGTTATCATCATATAGCCATTTAGCGGCCCAACTAATTATGTACTGATGTTTTGTTATTTGGTAATGTTGAATAAACTGTTTATATGTTCCCCATCCTACAAAATGATAGAAGCTTGTTTCAACATCAAACAATAGTATCTTAGGGAACTCATATTCTGTATAATCAATTGGAGCTGTAAATTGTCTTTTACATTCAACACAAATCCATCTTTGATTATTTTTTCTTATTCCTTTTTTTCTTGTATGCGATGATGCACAACTTGGACATACTGCTCTCATACTATTCCTTTCTAAAACAATTGGAATTGTTCTTTTGGTTCGTAATTCAATATGACTAATTCAGTTCTTATTTCACCTCTTTTTTCTGGCGAAGCACCGACATATTTCGTATCAATAGTTTTAATATTATAATCTTTATATAATTCCCTAATTTCAGGCTCATCATCATAACTTACCATAAAGTATCCACCACCTTCATCTATTAAATCAACTGATTCTTTTAAATCAATATGGCATTGTTCATCAAATACATTTCTATAATAACCTTTCTTTGCTACTACATAAGGAGGGTCTAAATAAAACATATCACCTTCTCTTGGAGCATATCTAGGTATTAAATCTCTGAAATCAAAGTTCTCTATTGTTACGTTATCTAATTTCTTTTTTGATTCTTCTAATTCTTGAGTGATATTAACATCCCACTTTGTATCTTTAGAAAATACTCCACCCATCATATTGTTAAATGAATTTCTGACAACAAAGAAATATTGTGCAGCTCTTTTAGGGTCGGGTATATTTATCTTACCTTCTTTTATGTTTTCCTTGAAGTTATCGAACAATGTTCTGCTTCTAGGATACCAATAAATATGTCTTTTAAGTTCTTCAAACTCTTCAAGTACACAAATATACAAATTTACGATGTCATTATCAAGGTCATTCAATACATTCCAATCAACCTTTTTCTTTCTAAAGAACATTGAAGCACCACCTGCGAATACTTCTATATACCTTTTATGAGGGGGCATCATCTCAATAAGTCTTTTACTCATTGTGAATTTGCCCCCATAATAAGGAATTACCACAGGGCAATTAGCATCCACTAGGCTTTAGCCCATTTAGATATATTTGGATATATCCTGGACTCTAACTGATGAGTAGAATTGTATTTTCTATTCATTTTATGAGTATTTATATATGTTGCTACATTAAATAAATCCCAATAGTTTTTCGGCTTGTTTGCAATCATATACCGTGCAATGAATACTGACATTGTGGAAGGGAATAGCTTTATCAGTTCTACTATGTGCTTTTGTTTTAGCTTCTTATCTTTTAATGCTGGAAACTCTTCACCTACTTTTCTAGCATGTATGATTGTATTCTCTATTGATTCATCTAAGTTATCTAGATTTATATTACCAATATTATGTTTATAATTATACTTTTCAATTACATTTCCTATAATCATTCCATTGCTACATACTAATCTAAATGCTCCTGACAATATGTGGACTTGTAAACTTCCATCATAACTATTCTTAATTATAATCTCAGGACTCATTAAGTCGCCTTTGCTGATTTCTATTTTAACATCTGGAATAATCCATTTCCATGTTGTTTGTTGACCATTACCAAAACTTACAGCTTCTTTTAATTGAGCATTGTGTTCTTTTAGTATTGGTTCAGCAGCATCTATTATTTCTTGGTTAGTTACTAATTTATAATCATTGGTCATACAACTAAGTATTTTACCAGTATCTTCTCTCATTATAAATTTGTATCCACTTGGTATAACCTCTTCATCGTTTAAAGGCTGATTGCAAATGGCTGGAACTTCTTTTATTGGAAATAATGTTGATTGTAACATTTTAATCCTTTCTTTTTAGTTTAACAATTGGAGGCGGCGTGCCTCTTGACTTCCTTTCATTCTTAGAAATTATTTTAGCATTCTTATGATGATTAAGTATTATGTTTCTCAAATAAGATAATCCTTTACCAGTAAGATGATAGTTACTCATCACATATCTATTGATGGCCCATTTAATTGTCTTAGAATCAACTTTAGATATTGCTTGTAAGAATTTGTATTGCAAATCTCTATCTCTATCAGATGGAACATTTTTATTAATTAGCATGAATACTTTTCTAAGTTCATTTTTTAATGATGTACTTCTTTTAGATATTAATTGCTCTATTTCTCTTGTTGGGTTGTATGTTTGATTATATATATATCCACAGCATGGACATTTAAGATTTTGCTTCTTTTTCATTTAACCATTTCTCATTATGTTCGTCAGCAGTAGTTGGTTCACCTGTTTTCTCCATTATTATATAACCACGTCGGTGAATATGAGGTACTTTAACCTTCTGGTACTTTTCATTTTTCATGTTAAGACATTTATTACACATCCTTTCGTCAGTATCTCCATCTCTGTCATCGTAAAGATTCTCACATTCAATGCACGTATATTCTTCCATAGAATTACTCTTTAATCTTTCTATATATTTCCATAAAAAGAAGGATTAAAATCATTAATCCAAATGCTAACATAATAACACCAGCGCCTAAACATAATACTGAACCTGCTATTTTTACAATTATATCAATCATGTTTATTCTCTTTTGTTTTATCTTTTTCTATTTCTTCTTGAGCTTTTAAGAATTGCTCAGCTGCAAATTTAGGCTTTTTGAATCCTTTATCTTTTAAAAACTCTTCTAATTCTTCTCTTGCACCAGTTGTTACAAGATGACTAAGCCATGACATATCTCCCATATCATACTCCTTTCTTTTTTAATTGCCTCTTTTTGTACTGATTAGCCGTTCTTCCATTAGATTTTAGCCAATCATTCAACTTTCTTCTTTTTATTTTTCTTATTTTTGATTTCTTGTTTGGCATGATTTATCTCCTTTTTAAAGTAATCTTCTTTACTAGCTTTATCATATTCATACTCACTAACCTCTATCCAACTATGATTTCTTGGGTCTCCACCTCTATTCTTTATATAAAAAAGCATTCATCTTCTTCAACATCTTGAGTTTCAACATCCTTTGGATTTCTTATCCAATTTTCATATGCTTCTATATTACCATCAAATAAATCATTACCACCATCATAAGTATCTTGAATTCTTATCTTTAATTCTTCAGTATAGTATAATGTGTATATAAATTCTTCACCAATATCTCTTGTTCCTGCTGAATGTAAATAGAAATCTCCTGGAGCTTCTTTAAGATATGCTACAATTTGAGCTGATAAACAACCCATTCCATTTGCTATTTTTCTCTTTTCATTAGGACTTATTCCATTTACAATTTTCATATTATTTAAGAAACTAAGTAAATCTCTTCCATGTCCTGTTGGATAACCATCAAATTGTCTGTATAATACAACTATTTCTTCATTATCCCATTCATTATTAAATACTGTTAAACTTCTAGTTCCCATTATATATCTCCTTTAGTAATTTGTTAACTTCTTCCACGTGATTTTCACATGAATATCCTATTGTAATTGTTTTATACTCACCTTTTTCATCTTCTTTATCATCAGTAAATTCATATACAGCTGGTTTAAAACATGATTGGTGTTTACATGGGTCTGCTATTAACCTATTTATTCTCATCTCTTTCCTCTCTTTCTTTTTTAATTTTATTAACGTGGATATTTAAATACTTTGTACCTACATACCACCACCATCCATTACCTGCCTCAGCAAATAATTCACGCCTATCTTTCTGCCATTGTAAATCATATGGGGCATCTTCTTTATATTTCCATCCTATTTTCCAATTTTTATAATTATTATATTCTTGTTTCATAAGTCTACCTCAACTTCCGATTCAAGACCTATAGACTGCTTGCCTAAATAATAATCATTATCACTTTCGTGATGTTTAGAATCTATTATTAGTACTTTAGCTGCTGTTGGTGTTGTGTGAATTAAAATTCCTGTTAATAAACTAGTTCTAAATACACTACCTATTTCTAGGTCTTTTAAATACTTTTTTCCTGGTGGTGGTTTAGCCTTAAAGCCATTCTTTAAAGCTCTTTTAACTAACGCTTTAGTCGTTACAGTTTTTGCAGCTTTCCGGGGCTTGATAACTTGTTTTTTTGTCATTTATAAAATCCCTTTTCTTTTCTTTTAACTGATAATTAATACCTTCAACCTCTTTTAGTAATATTCTATATGGTGTTTTCCAATCACCATTATTTTCTGTTGGCACTTTTAAGCTTGTTGTCATATATAAACTATTTACCAAACATTCTATTTCTGTTTCTGAAAATTTAATTAGCGCTGTGCCTTGGTCTTGCATTTTTTATCTCCTTAAATGGGTATGAAATTAGTGGTCCACAGTCGTCATCTTCTGTGGAAAAGGTATTAAATTTAACACCACTAAATGTTTCTACATACTCAATATCTTTAGTTTTTACAAATTCCCAATAGCCATATCTTAACTCTCTATTATAAACATCATTTCTAAATGCAATCTTATTTCTATCATATCCTCTCATTACCAATAAGAGTTTAATCTTATCTTCTATCGGAGAAACTGTTGGATACATTGTTTCATATGTTGACATTACCATGATGCACCCATTTCTATAGCTATTTGTCTAATTCTTCCAGATAATACTTCCATTTGTAAAACCAATCCTCTTAATTCATCAGCTATTTCTTCTTGTTTTACATCATTACGAAATTGTCTTGTCATTTCTTTAACATCTTTTTCTTCAGCAATTTTATCCCATAATTCTTTCCAACAACTAGTATGATACCATTTATCATTATATACTCGTGTAAGTGTGCCTGGAAATATACTTTGAGCACATCCTGGGCATGTTGATTTATGTTTTGCTCTTATTGTTGTTGCTTTCATATCAATCCTTTCTTAATTAATAATGCAGGTTCGCTAGATGTATTAGTAGGTGTGTGTTTATACTCACGTTTTACAGCAGACTTTAACTGCTACCATACCTGCAATAAATAAATAAGGCGAACTCTGCGTACGGTTTAATTTACTGGTTCATTAAGCTGTTTCAACCCCGTCGGGAATTGCTCATAAGTGTTGAATAATTTCAATGAATCCACTTAATCACATTTATTTTACACGCTTCAACACCTTAAAAATTTTGGAAGAGGTCTGACCTTTTTCACATCCCATAAGTACTAATGGATACTACATCTGGCAATACCTAGCCTTAAATTTATAGACTGAATCATTACAGGGCAGTCCACAGCGTGTACTTTGCTATGCTTTACGAGTTCTATGATTCAGCCTAAATTATTTGATTATCCGTACACGACTAGTGCTTTTCAACCTAGTCCACCACTCTATTGCAAAGGTGTCCTCCCAAAACTTCGGACAATTCGGGCGTCGATGCTTCTCCACTACTCTGCTTTACGCAGTTCCCTCTGGATAATCAATATTAGTATAGATGCAATCAACCTCATAACTTATGTCTGCCAACTTAGTCAATTATCAACTACATCTATATAATTTCACCTAATTGAAAATAATGGTGTTAAAATGGAACATCACTATCAAGTTCATCAGCAGATAATACTACTCCATCTTTCCATGTTGTTACGCTGCCTACTTGCATAGTTCTTTTCGTTTCACCATCTTTTTCATATTCATTTGTTATTACTTTAGCAAGACAAGGCTTGCCAATAACATCAGTTTCTTCTACCTCATCAAGTATAGTATTATCACCATCCGTTCTGAATGTAACACCTAGATTCTCACAGAAATCTTTATATGTTCTATTTTTCCACCTTTCTTCTTTTATTGGGTCTGGTGTAAACCATACTCCTTTGCTGTAGAATTTTCTTCCAACAAATGGCTTGCCTGGTTGTGTAACAACATCTCCTTTATCGTTTGTTGCCGTTACATACCATCCATTTCCATCGCTAACCATTTTAGGTAATTGAAGTTTAGATACTTCATCAGCTACTTGGAACTGGAAGTTAAATACCCTATTACCATTGTATTCTCTCGAATTAACAGCTATAACATGACATGGATAAATACCTTCCGGACTTGGTACAAATCCATCTGTTGTCTCGTTATATGTTGTTTTTGTTTCAATCATTTACCATTAGCTCCTTTACTAGTTTTTCTATTAACTGTTTCTAATTTAACTACTTCATGCTTATTTACTGTATGCTTCTCGATAACTTGATTTACTTCAGTTCGTAATTCAGTCATTTCAGTTGTATACTTATCACCACCTAACCCTCTAAAATAGAATATTGGTGTTACCCAAGTTCCACTATCAGATTGGATATATCTTTCTGCAGATTTAGACCTTGTTGATACAAGACCATCTTTCTGCATTTTAGCTAAAGTGTCTTTGGTAATGATACCTTTATCAAGTAGCTCGTTAGCATCTGTTACGCTTAGTTTTCCCATTATTACTCCTATGTTATATCCCATCCCGCTTGTACTTGCGTTACTGGATTCATTTCGGTTTCTTCTTCTATTATGAAACTATGAAAACTCGGGTTAATACTAACCTGCTTGTCTTCATCAGTTCTGAAAACCATCATTGGCTTTCCATTTAATTGTTTTAATCCTACAAATGATACTTTTTTAAATTCTTTACCATCATTAGTACCTATTGTATACTGAGAGCCTTGGATTAACAAACTTTCATCATATGAACTATTACTCATTGAGCTAACCTTTCTAGTTTTGCCATTGATGCTTTGTAATTGAATGCATTTATAACACCACTTTTTACTTTTTCCATCACCTCTGTATCTCGACCTGATATCTTAGCTGATTCAAAAATATTGTTCTTTTGTTCATCTGTAAGTTCAGGGTCTTCAACTTGATTACGATACACATCATCGCAGATATTCATATACATATTAAAGGCTTTCTTTATACAATCAGTATTAGCAGCCTTAATATCATTACCTAAATCTACATAATCATTGGTACCACGCTTCTTCTGAACTCTATGAGCGGCCGTTGCATCACCTTCTCTCCATACACCATTATCAAACCACTTTAATCTACCATGTATTACATAAGCTTCTGTACCAGCAAACTCAGTCTTAATGACAGTCCAACTCCAGCCCGGATATTCTTTATCTGCAATATCTCTCATGACAGAGTATTCAACATAATCCATTCCCATCTTTTGTTTGATAAAAGCTTTTGGTGTTGCAATACCACTAACTTTTTTATGTTGCTTAGTAATATTCTTTAAAGCTTTATTAATGTCTGTTAATGCACCATTTTCTATTATTGCTAGTTCATTCATTATTTATCTTCCGGGAATATTCTCATAATTCTATCAACTAACCAATTAGTATTTGATTCTAGTTTTGCTATTTTCTCAAGAATGAAATCAGTTTTTGCATCTTGTGTTATGTAATTAATTTCAGTTGTTGTTAATGTTTCATTATTCTTTGTAGCTTTAACAGTATTATTACTCTTATTTAATTTCCATCTATTTAATTGTTTATTAACAAGATTGTTATAACTGTCATAATCAAAACCAGTTTTCTTTACATTTTGAATTGTTGCTAATGAAACATTATATGCTTTAGCTATATACTTCTGTTTAGTACCAGCATTAAACATTTGCTTTATTCCATTAATTACGGGAACTGTTATTTTTCTATTACGCATTTTCTTATTCCTTTTAGTTACATATTGATTCAAATTGACAATACCTACACTCCCAATTTTCTATTGGAACATTAAGAGTATCTCTTGGTAAGTCAGCTTCTTCTTTAACAAGACTTAATGTCTCATTTAATGTTACCCAATACTCAGCTGCATTATCCATCCAAACTGGGCTAACATCTACATACTTCATAGAACTATCATCCTTCTTATAGTAAACTAAATACAATGATATGCTATCAGGATTTACACTCTCTTGATTACATACACCTAATGCATATGTTCCTAACTGAAGTTCATACATTCTACTTGGATGTGGGTCTTTATTTCTACCGAACATCATCTTCCACTTATATGAATGTGTAGTTTTAATATCTAATACTGATGCAGTTTTTTCGCTATCAAGTAATACAATATCAGCACTACCCATCACATTTAATTCCTCTATTAATACATTATATTCGGTATGAAATGATACATCATACTCACTTGATAAATCAAATAATATTTTGTTATTATACCAATCTATTGCTTTCTCAATATCTTTATGAACTATTGTACCAAGTCTTAAAAGTCTTTTACTTCTATCATCACCAGTTGATGCACCTTCATATCCATTAATCGAATACCAATGCTTTTTAAAACAATGGCCAGCTGCTGATGCTCTATAATATTTATTCGGATTCTTCTTTTTATAATCTAATTTATTTGTTAATTCTATTTCTGTGAGATAATCGTTATATATCTCTTTAAGGTCTAACTTCAATAATATCTTCCTTTCGAGTGATTGAATTTAAGAAATACTACTCAGAATATCAAGATGATTCTATCAACTTACCAGTATGAACAGTTCCATATTTATTCTCTGATTTTTGTTTTACTCTTTCATCAAATTTTAAACGACAAGTATCCAATACTAATACTAATCTTCCACCTTCAGCATAAGCATCAATAATTTTATCTGGATATTTATCTTTTATTTCTTTTGCTGATATATTGTTAAGTCTATATCTTTGAGGTTCTTTATGTTTATTCGCTTTCTTCATCATCTTCCTCCCAATTAGCTTGTTCATGTATTCCATATAAGGGGAATGCTTTTAATAAAAATTCCATATCAGCTCTATTGCTTGGTTCAGCTCTTATCATATCTTCATCCACCTCATATGTTTCTAAAACATTATTAGCAATAGTTAATGCTTGAGATATAATATACTGCCCGCGAATAGAATTAGCAAACGCTAAAGCATCTTCACTATTAATTATTCTTTTACCTTTAACTTTCATTTTTATCCTCATGTTTATCTATATCGTCAATCATAGCAATTAAGTACTGACGAGTATATTTTAATTCTTGGTTATGCTCCATCATGTTTTCTAATGCTTCATGCGGTTTTGAGCCACGACCAATCATATATATAAATAATTCTAAGTCTGTTATAGCTATTGTTTCATAATTTTTTCCATTCATCCCATTCTTCCTTTAATTTATTCATTTCTTTCATTAAATTTTTATCACTACAATACTCTACTCTGTCAGTTTCAGTATTATATATTTCAAAATAGTTAAATTCACCATATCTGAACCACATATTGTATTGTAATTCACCCCTATCCCATGTAATACAAAAGAAATATTCTTCTCTAACAATTTCAATAAGATTATCCCATAAGGATAGATTCCATCCATTTTTGTGAAATGTTCCTTTTTTTTGATATGCATATACCATTATACATAAGCTCCTTTCATAATTGGCATTTCTACTGTTTCTCCTGATAATATATATCCAAGTCTTGGACATTCGCCTTTAACCATACCACCATGCTTTGCTATCATCATTGATACTACTTCGGCTGGTACATATGGATAAACATCATTTCCTGGGTCTTCATTTTCTGGGCTTTCTTGCCATTTTGCAATAAGTTCTTCTTCTTTAGTAGGGAAACCTAATTCTACTGATGTATAAATAGTATTTAATCCACTAATCTTTGGTGAACAATAATGTAATTCAGATGCTTGTATTGATACTTTAAATCCATCAGCACATACTACACAATCTCTAGCGTCTTGATAATCTATCATTATTATTTCACCTTTATATGTTTAGTTTCAGATATTATAAATGGTTCACCTTTTCTATTCTTTTTACCTTTTATAGTAGTTTGATTCACAACCATTCTAGTGTTGCGCTTTTTATTTTCTGATATTGTTATTTGTTTCATTGTTTATCTCCTTTTATTTGATATTTAAACCACATCTTTAACCAATAACAGCTCTTATCACCTGATATTTTATAATCTAAGTAACTTGAACAAATATCAAGTGTTAATTTATGAAATTTGCATCTAGTTTTATATGGAATGTGTAAACCTCTGTGATAAAATACGTTTAGATACTTTTTCTCAGCACCGTTATTGTAAAATATGTTAACCTTACAACCACATAATCTTTTATATCTTTTCATATATGTCATTTTATTCTCCTTTATTAATTAATACTATATAATCTAAAGTTTTAATAAATGTTTTAGGGTTGTAATAATATCTTATACTTTGATATTCTCCATCTATACCAGTTCTTTTACATATACCTATACCATGTTCAGAATCAAAATCATCTGCACTATATAAATAATAATCAGCTTTGGTATCAGACCCTAAATACATCTTATGTTTACATTGGTTCTTATACAATGGCTTCACTGGTAATACCCTCTTTGTTCCATGTATTGAACACATTGACTCTTCATTATTGAAAAATATAGAACGCGGCTTGTCATTCTACCATTAGCATCTATAAACATTACACACCATGTTTTATCTTTTGTTGAAAATTGTAAACTCATAATATCCTCCAAGATTAATTGTTAATTACGACTATTTAATTATTCCCAAGCAATATCCATATAACTGTAGCAGTTCCTATTATGAGAATAGTGCTAAAGAATACAAAGAATGTTGCTTCGATTACAGTTTTTGTTATTTTATTCATCATCTAAACTCTTGTCTTTATCACAAGTACATATATATCTTGTTCCATCAGGGTCACAACTAAGACATTGGCAGGGATTATTCATAGCTCTTGCCAACTCTTCACAAGCATCACATCCATATGTAGGTTCTTTGATTACTTTAGAATAATATGTGCCATCGTCTTCGTATATTGTGAAATTGTAATTACGTTGTTTTATTGGTTTCATGATTACTCCTTTTATTAAATTATCTCCTAAACTTTTTATTGTGACAATAAGGACAATAAGAATATGCTTCACTAAATGTTTTGTTACACTTAGGGCATTTGACTAATAACCTTGTCCCAATAGTAGACCTTTTCTTGGTTACAGTCCTTGTTTGCTGAATTTGCATTTGTTTTAACATAATTATACTCCTTTGATTAATAATTCTATGATTAAAAATTAGAGGGTCTCAGATAGGAACAACCCTATCATCTCTTGGGAGCAATTGACTCTGTCGAGTTCACGGCTCAATATATTTCTAGTTTCCCAGACCGACTACAATGATGTGATTCCCCAATCAAGGGCATCATCCGTTGACGAGACCACAATGGTCAATATATCAGTATCTAGGCTGCTAATGCCAACCAGTACCTATTGATACTAAGAGTCCGACACATAGAAGTTATTCCCTTTCGGGTTACTTGATTATGTATGGCACAAGAAGACCTCACCAGTGAAAGTTACTTCACTTCACAACCTTTCGGATGTCCTCTCTTGAGTTAGTGCGATAACACACAGTCCATTGACTAAATGCTATCTTGGTGAGTGCACGTCAGAACCTATGGGTCAGTCCTTCTTTAGAACGTGCGTTGAGTAAACTCCCGTACTAGACAACATCTGCATAATGCTGAATAGCCTTAGAGAGACCCCTCATATTGAAATTTTGTTGGTTGAATGACCATGTTATATGATATTTGTATGATACAAGTAGTTATAGGGTTAAGTGATTATTGCATAATTCTAGTACACCAATTGGTTGTATGCTACAAATAACCCTAATAACTAGTTAATTCCGATACGCAAGCTGCTGTTTCCAATTGCGAGCGTAGCGGCGATGCACAAGGTAAGTACTAAGACTTACCCTTTTGTTTGGCTAACCGGGCTTCAATACCATCTAACCTTTGTAATAGAGTATCAATTGCTGATGCCTCTACTTCTTCAGGTTTGTCATCCTTCTGAAGCTGTGCTAACATTAGTAACGTACCGAAATCAAGACCACCTACACCGGCACTATTGAAGGCGCCTACATCTTTGACAATGTTACTAGCGAAGACAGGTCTGCCCCTTCTAGCAGCTACTGCGAAGTTCTGACTAATGGTAGCCAGTGCTACGGCCTTCATCTCGGCCTTACCTAAGACAGGCTCTGAGTTAGTCATTTGCTCTGTGATTAACTTTACTATATCCATTTGCATTTTCTCCTTATTAATTAATTAATCAATCATATAACACTCAATTAAAATCAAAAATAACTAAAATCATAAAACACGAATCTCATTAATGAGGTGTACCTATCAATAAAACACCCCATTTCATTTTGTAAAATATTTCTTGACAACACATGGTCAAATGGTGTAGGTTTGTCACCCCCCCTTATTAAATAATAGAGCGCTTATAGATATTATATATATAGGGGTAAATAATAGGGTTAATAATGGCTAATAGAATAAGTTGGATAGATGCTATACCGGAGGATGCTCGAGAGGAGTTAATCCATGACTTGTCTAATAACAAGCAATCTGATTTAGTGCCATTACAAATCAACGATAATGTATATTGGATTCCAATGGAAGTGAATATGTTAATCACAGCATTAGAGGAGCAAGAGGTGCAGGAGTTAGACCCTCTTCAGAGTTAGATGCCTGTAGAAGATAAATTAGTAAACAAATGGAAGAAAGAAGAGAGTTCTGGTCTAAAAGGTTGGTTAGAAGAAAATATATCTAAAAAAGGAATGAAGCGGTCATTGGACAAAGCAGCTGCATACCAGAAGAAGGGAATGTCAAAAGAAGTTGTACCTGGCATTACTCAAGGTGATTTATATAGTGGATTAACAGCTGGTGTAACTGGGGCTAAGAAGATACCAGCTATAGGAAAAGGTATAAGAAATATATTGTTTAAAAATAAATATTTATATGAAGGAACTGTAAAAGGAGCGTCGGGTTCAAGACAATCATTAAATAGAAAATTTGCTGATATAATGGGTAAAAGTGAATTTTCACCAGCAGGTAGAGTTAAAAACCCATCAGGTGGAATGACAGATGTATTTATTAGTGATAAATCAGCAATCCACGCTGGTCGTGAAATGAGAACTGTTGCTTATAAAGGTAAAAAGGATATATCATTACAGCCATTCTATAAGTCAACTGGGAGAGGAACTCCAGAATTAAAAACTGCAGGTGAATGGATACCATTTGAAGGTATATTAACTAGGTCTGCAAAAATAAAGTCTTGGGAAAAAGGAGGAGCTGGTATTGTTACAAAAAGTAAAAGAACTGGAATGTTAAAGGAAGTATCTTTTCAAAATGACCCTGGCTGGATTATTAAAGGATATAGAAATCCTGGTCAATCAAAAATATTGGGGCAAGCAGGGAAAAGAGGATTGACAATTCACCAAGAAACAAATAAAATACTACAAGCGTACTTTAATAAATAATGGAGTATCAAAAAATAAAAGGCAAGCGTCATTACATATATGATGATATAGATGAGTTCTATGATGACCACCCTAATGAAGTTCTTATAGAGAATTGGCGTGATGGTAAACAGGATGACTGGGTGTGGAGTGATGATAAGAGGATTGTGCAGTTATTAAAGGTCAGTACGATAAAGCATCCTCAAGACAGGAAGAATTACAAATGGTCTAAAGGGTGGTTAAGAACTATTGTAGGTACGTTTCTTATTAGGGACAATACAGTTATGGATACTGATTTTGATAAGCATCCTAACAGATACACATTCAGCACTAAAATCAAGCACACATCAGCTAGGGTAAAAGAGCGTGAGAACTTAACTAAAAATGAGCGTATATTCTCCGTGAACGTAGCAGGTGGTATGGGGGCGGTTAAGTCTTATATGGAGGCTTATGAAGAAACCAACCCTGATAAGGCTAGGAAGAAAGCTATTGTATTATTAAAGCAGGAAAGAATTATGCAAGAAGTAGAAAGAAGCGTACTCGAAGTTTCTAAGACATTAGGTCTTGACCACGAGTATGTATTACGAAAGCTAAAATTATTAGCAGACCATAGTGAAGATGATAATATCATTTTACAGTCAACCAAGGAGATAGGTAAGATTATAGGAACGACTGGAGTTACGGTCAAACAAAAGGAAGTTGGCGTATTTGGGGTTTTTCAGGGATTTAGTCCTGAGCAGCTCGAAAATATAGAAAGGCAAAAACTAGGAGATGGAAATACAAATAGACAAATTGACGTTGGGTCAGACGATTGAAGCTTTGAAAAAGACTTCTGAGGGTTTAACGCAGCTAGAAGTAGAGTTCCCGGATAATTATATTATCAGGAAGATTATGACAATGAAACATCTTGTCGACCATCTCGATGCAAACGAATTAGTAATTGATGAAGCAGATTATTATAAAAATTAACGTGCCGTATGCTTTAAGCACTACGACCGTTTCATATAAATATATGGTGTTCTACAAAAATGGCTGAAAAAAATAAAAAACTTTTAGACGACTATAAGATTAATAATAAAGTATTTGATATGGTTCAGGCTGTAGCTGATAAAAGTAGTGTTGATATATTGAGAGAAGGAAAAAAATCTGAAAGTTTTGAAGGTGAAGTATCTTCTTGGTTCCCATCTGGTAAATTTTTAGGGATGAAAGTTCCTAAAGGAACAAAGAATATTATATCATCATTAACTCTACTTGCTATTGGCGTTAAAGGTAAACCTCAATCAGCAGGATACTATACACAAATACCAACAAAAGAAGTCTTTGCTAAAATGCAAAAATTGCCAGTAAAAATGCAGAAAGATGTTTTCTCTAAAATATTAGATAATTTGAAGAAACATGACCCTGATGAATTTGTAAAGTTTTGGAAGGAATTTAATAAAAAGAAACAAGCAAGGTGGAAGGCTGGGGGAATAACAAAAAAAGAATTAGCTGAACAAGTAAAATTACAACAGGAATATGTAGATTTCCATGCAGCTATTAGAGCGAAAGAAAAACTAAATCTAAAAGAATTTGGAAATAAAATGGGAATCAAAATGGGAAAACCACTACCTAAGATTCGTAAGCAAGTTGATGTTAAGGATATTCAAGAGATTTTTAAAAAATAATGATACCAACAAAAAGGAAGATGAAAAGAAAAGACTTGATAGATAGGGTACAAACTTTAGAGTATGTACTATCTAATGTGATTACTAATGCTAGAAATTTAGAATTAATTATAGATTATTATGTTGAGATGAAAGGTGATGTTAAGAAATTTGAAAAGTTTTTAGACAAGAAACAAGAAGATGCAAACAGCTCCGAATCTGAATCTAAATAATGTTAGTCAAGCCGAAGAGGTATTTGAGCTAGCGAGTAAAGATTTAATATCTTTTGGGAAACTGTTTTTACCCGATGACTTCATGCGGAGTGAAACACCCCCCTTTCATTATGAAGTAGCAGACAATATAGATAACCCTAATGTAAAGCAACTCGCTATAATCCTCCCTCGAGGTCACGGGAAGACAGTTTTAACTAAAGCTTCTATACTAAAAGATTTCTTATTCTGTCCTAAAGATGATATGCATTTTTATGCATGGGTGTCAGCGACTCAGAAGTTATCAGTAGGTAATATGGATTACATAAAATATCACCTTGAATTTAATGATAAAATAAAGTATTATTTTGGGATGACAAAAGGGAACAAGTGGACAGAGGAAGATATTGAATTAAATAATGGGTGTAAATTAATTAGTAAATCAAATGTTGCTGGTATTCGAGGTGGTGCTAAATTACATAAAAGATATGACTTAATAATACTGGATGATTTTGAACATGAAGCAAATACAATCACAAGAGATGCCAGAGACAAGAACGCTAATCTCGTCACCGCTGTTGTTTATCCAGCCCTTGAGCCTCATACTGGTCGGTTGCGTGTTAATGGTACTCCCGTACATCATGACTCTTTTATTAATAATTTACTTATTAATTACAATAGGGCTAAGAAGGCTGAATCTGATTTTGCATGGAAAATAATAACATATAAAGCAATTACTAAAAATGGAGATTCGTTATGGTCAAGTTTCTTTCCGAAGACAAAACTAGAAGAAAAGAAGAAATTTTATTCAGATTCTGGAAAGCCTCAAAAGTTTTTTCAAGAATATATGATGGAGGTACAAAGCCTTGAAGACTCATTATGGACCAGAGAGCATATTAAGTATTGGGAAGGACGCTATGACTACGATAGTGAAGAAAGCCAGAATTATTTGGTCGTTAATGGAGAAAGATTTCCTGTTAATACCTTTATTGGTTGCGACCCTGCCACCGATATTGATACTAAGGAGTCTGATTTTTCTGTTATCATGGCTATTGCGATTGATTCAGAAAATAATTTATATGCTTTAGAATATGAAAGGCATAGAAGTATTCCAACTGTAGGTCAGAAATCTGCAGATGGTGAAGTGATAGGAAGGAAGGGTGTGGTTGATTATATAATGGATATGCACCAGAAATATCATTGTGTATCAAGTACAGTAGAAGACGTAGCTATGAATAGAAGTGTTTTTCAAGCACTAAATTCAGAAAGAAGGCGTCTAAATAAGTTCAATATCGCTGTTATTCCTGAAAAACCAGGAGGAAGACAGAAGATAAATCGAATATATAGTGGTCTTTCGGGTAGATTTAGTACAGGAACTGTACATTTAAGAGAAAATATGTTTGATTTAATCAATGAAATTGTTACTTTTGGACCTAGAATGGCACACGATGATACCATAGAGACTCTTTATTACGCACAAATGCACTCGTTCCCTCCCGATTTAAGGAAGAATGAAAGAGATTTGTCGTGGTACAAACCTAAAAAGAAGGCGAAGAATTGGATAGTAGCATAATAACAATAGGAGAATAATATGCCAAAGAATAAAAACAAAAAGCGTTCATTAATGGAAGTTATCAATCCTTTCGATAAGGAAAGTAAAGAACGAAGATTAATGCGCAAAGGTAGAAGAGCTGGTAAGAAAGCCGCAAAAGCAACAGAAGGAATGGTTGGTTTAGGTTCTGCGCCTGCTAAGAAAAAACCTGTAAAAGGACTTACTTCTGCATCAAGAGCTCGAAAACTTGGAGCTGCTAAAGGCACTAAAGTTCGTACAAAAGCTGTTGATGTACAAAAAACCAAAGGTGGAGATTACGTTAAGTATCAGAAAGGTTCAAAATCGGCTGGAAAGTTTCAAGCTGCTTTTAAATCTGGATGTGCTGGCGGCGCTAAGTCTTTTAAATGGGATGGTAGAAGTTATAGTTGTAAAAAGAAATAAGTGATTAGCATTAATCAAATGCGGTCTTTGATTGAGAGTACTTGTTCAAAATTAGGAGATAAGTACTCAAGTCCTGAGGCCGTTGAATTGGTTTTGGCAACTGGAATTGTAGAAAGCCGATATGAATACATTAGACAAATGGGAGACGGGCCTGCTCGCTCGTTCTGGCAAGTAGAGCCAGCTTCTGCTGTAGATAACCTAGCTCATTATTTAGTTCACAGAAGTAGTCTTATGCAAAAATGCGCAGAAGCTAGTTTTGTTGATTTAAAACATTGGCAGAATTATGATGAACAAGTATGGGCTAATATATTAGAAAAGAATATAGCAGCTGGTATTATTCATTGTAGAATAAAGTATTGGAGAGTTCCTAAGAGGATGCCAAATACAATAGAAGGTCAAGCAGATTATTGGAAAAAGTATTACAATACAGAAGGCGGGGCTGGTGACCCAGAACACTTTGTTGAATCAGTTAAAAAGTATTTAAGGTAATTAAATGGCTAGAATGACAAATAAGAAGAGAGCTGAAACAAATAAACAGCTTTGGGATAAGGCAAATTCATCTCATAGACAAAGGTGGCAGGTATTAAGCCAAAAAGGATATGACTTTTATTTAAACGAGCAACTTACTAAAGATGAAACTGATAGTCTCAATGAAGCTGGGATGCCTACATTTACTATTAATAGGGTAACTCCTATTATAGAAATTATGAAGTATTTTGTTACAGCTAATAATCCAAGATGGAAAGCTGTAGGAGCTACTGGAGATGATGTGGATGTTGCTCAAGTACACTCTGATATTGCAGATTACTGTTGGTATTATTCAAATGGTAAATCAATATATAGTCAGGTTGTTCTTGATAGTCTTACTAAAGGTATTGGCTATTTCATGGTTGATGTTGATAGAGATGCCGATAGAGGAATGGGTGAAGTTGAATTTAAAAAGATTGACCCTTATGATGTATATGTAGACCCTGCTAGTAGAGATTTTTTATTTAGAGATGCTAATTTTATTTCAGTAAGAAAGAATGTATCTAAAACTCAGTTAATGAATTTATTCCCTGAGTTCGCTGGTAAAATGAGAAAAGTTTCAGGTAATGCTGGTAGTACAAATTATTCACAAAGACCTTCAGGTGATATGCAATCTATTCAACCTGAAGATATTACAATGGGTATAACTATCGAAGGTGAAGATGATGATATTATACCATACTACGAAACATATTCTAAAAAGAAGCATGCTTATAGAAATGTATTTATAAAAGTTCTCCCATCTCCTATCGAGATGCAACAGATAAGAGAGAATGTTGACGAACAAATGTCTGAATTTCAACAAGAAGTTCAAGTCCAATTAAAAGAAAAAAGTTTAAGTATTCAACAATCTTTAGAAGCTGGTGAAATAATTCCAGAAAGAGCTGAAATTGAAATAGATAGAGCTGCTAAAATGACTGAACAGGCTATAGAAGAAAAGAAAGTGCAATTACTTTCAGAAGCTCAAGATTCAGCTACAATTATTGACCAACAAATTATGACAGAAGAAAGCTACCAAGTTATTGAAAAAGGTGGCGATATGAAAGACCAAATAGTTGAGGCTATAAAATTTTATGAGAATAGAGTTCACTTAACTTGTACTGTTAGTGATGATGTATTTTTATACGATAGAGTTCTCCCTGTTTCAGAATACCCAATAGTACCAATTCCTTATATGTATACAGGAACACCATATGCTATGAGTGCTGTATCTCCTTTAATTGGTAAACAACAGGAGATTAACAAGGCTCATCAGATTATGCTACATAATGCAAACTTAGCTTCTAATCTTAGATGGATGTATGAGGAGGGTTCTGTACCTGAGGAAGAATGGGAACAGTATTCGTCTTCACCTGGGGCTTTGTTAAAATATAGACAAGGGTTTTCTCCACCAACACCTATTCAACCAGCTCCTATCAATAATGCTTTCTATACGATTACTCAAGAAGGTAAGGGAGATGCTGAATATATAGCTGGTGTTCCTTCAGCTATGATGGGATTTACTCAAGACCAACCTGAAACCTATAGAGGATTACTTGCTAATGATGAGTTTGGTACTCGTAGATTAAAAGCTTGGATGGGTAGTGTGGTTGAGCCGGCTTTAGAACATTTAGGTAGATGCTTTCAAATGATGGCTCAAAATCATTATTCAGTAGAGAAAGTATTTAGAATAGTACAACCTGAAGCTGGACAACAGCCTGATGAAGAAAAAGATGTAAGAATTAATATTCCTATTTATAATGATTATGGTAAAGCTATCTCAGTATATAAAGATTATGCATCTGCAAGATTTGATATAAGAATTATAGCTGGAGCTACAATGCCAATTAATAGATGGGCATTATTAGAAGAGTATTTCAGATGGTTCCAATCTGGATTGATTGATGATATTGCGATGATTGGTGAAACTGATATTAGAAATAAGAAACAAATTATTGAAAGAAAATCAATGTACTCACAACTCCAAGGTCAGGTCTCATCAATGGAAGAAGCGATTAAAGATAAAGATGGAACTATTGAAACATTAGAGCGTCAGTTGGTACAAGCAGGTATTAAGATGAAAGTCGGAGATGCTGCTAATGAAGTTAGAAAAGATGTGTTAGAGACAGAAGCCCAACAAAAACTTCTAAGAGGTATGATGAAAGCTGAGTTTGGTAGGATGAGAAAAGATATGCAGGAAATGGTTAAATCTCAAGAATCAGAAGAAGTAGAAGCTGAATAGTGGCTTGGACTAAAAAAAGCTATCCTAAGATGGCTAGAGGTGGTAGTAAGAATGGTAGATGGAAAGATGGAAGCAGTCAAACACACTATAGAAATAAAACTAATGCTAAGTCTGGTCAAGTTGTTCACCATTCTGATGGGAACAAAAAGAACAATAGTAGGTCTAATCTTAGACTTATTAGTAAAGCTCAGCATAATAAAGACCACCCTGAAAAAGGTGGTAACAGAAAATGCAAAAGTGGCTACGTTTGGAGTAGTAAAATTAAATCATGCGTAGGTATAAAAAACTAGTTGTTTTTATATTTGTTTTTGCATTAACTTAACGAAACCAATAAAAGGATAAAATATGGCACAAGAACAAGTAGGCAACGCTTCTATAGAAGAAGCCCCCGAAAGTGATTACCAAGCCCTAGATGATATTGAATCTGGAGATTTCTTTGAATCTTTAGATACAAGTGTCAATTCAGGGATAATAGATAGCGAATATTCGCAGTCAACCTCGCAAGATTTAGGTGATAACACGCCGGCGAGCCCTAGCGGAGTTCAAGAGCAAGGCGACGATGCTTTGCAAAAAAGGTATAGTGATTCAAGTCGTGAAGCTAAACGTCTAAATGGCAAGCTTACCGAAATAGAACCATATATGCCAATACTCGATGCAATGAGAGAAGACCCTAATTTGATTCAGCATGTGCGGAATTATTTTGAGGGTGGTGGTCAAGCACCAGAAAGTATGGCTCAAAATATGGAGCTTCCTGAAGATTTTTCATTTGACCCAGATGACGCTTTTACCGACCCTAAGTCGGATTCAGCGAAAGTATTTGGGGCTACTGTTGATGGTATTGTCCAAAGACGACTTAACAATGAGTTAGGAAAACAGAAGACAGAAAACCAAAGACTCGCACGAGAGACTGCATTTAGACAAAAGGTTGATATGACCGAAGACGAATGGTCTACTTTTGTCGATTTCGCTAAGAATAAATCTCTAGAATTGGATGATATATATTATCTCATGAGGAGAAAAGAACGTGAATCTAATATTGCTGATAACGCAAGACAGCAAGTTGCTACTCAGATGAAAAAAGTCCAAGAGCAACCACGTTCATTAGCAACAGCAGGTAGTGTACCAGTAGAAACATCTCAAGATGACCAAGTATTTGACACCTTACTCGGTATTGACCAAAAACTGGATAATGCGTTTGGCTAATAGTTGATTTTTTTGGCTATTTAGCAGACGCTTAATGTTAAATAGGAGATAAGGTAAAATGGCTGATTTATTTACACTCGACGCCGTTGCTGATGTCGCTGGTGGTAGTGCTGGGTCCCGATTAGGGACTTCACTAGATACTGGTGTTCTTCGCAGACGGTACGATTTTGGTAGTAGGGTATCTGAGCTAGCAATAGCACAAGACCCTTTCTTCCGTTTCGTATCTAAACTTGCGAAAAAGTCAACCGACGACCCGGAGTTTAAGTTCACAGAACGTAGACCCTCTTTCCATAAACGATACGCATATGCTACTGGTTTCAGTAATGATAATAGTACTTGGGTAGAGAATCAATCCTCTAACCAAACTACGCAGTATGATAAATATGAAACCGCAGCAAATACCGTTTACGTTAAACTAGCTACAGACTATACAAAATCTGGCAATCGTCAGAATGTCTATGGTCAAAGTGGTCAAGAAATTGTAATTGGTGCTGATGGTACACAACCTCAGTTTTATATGCCTGGTCAGATGTTGAAAATTAATTTTTCTGATTCTGCTGCCGGTGCTGTAAAGTCATATGCTATTATAAAGGTTGACTCAGTTACTTTGCAAGATGAGAGTACAAATCCTCCTACAGCTCACGATGAAGGTGAAGCTGCTCTTATTAGAGGAACAGTTGTAAAAACAAAAGATGCTGGAGATGATTACTATGCAGGACCACTTGGTGTGAATGCATCTGCTGGTGATAGTACTTATAGCACATCTATTGCTGGTTCAACTTCTTCTAATGGTTTAGAGCAGTCTAGAGTTTATGTAGTTGGCAACTCTCACTCACAAGGTTCTGGTTATCCTGAAACATGGAAAGACCAGCCTTTCTCGACAGCATATGGGCGTACCCAGATTTTCAAAACAGCTATGGCAATGGATAACACTACTCGTGCTACCGTGCTAAAGTATGAACCGAATGAATGGGCTCGTATCTGGCGTGAAAAGCTAATCGAACATAAATGGGATATCGAACAAGCTATCCTGTTTGGTTCACAATACGATTCAGGAGATGAATGGTATACACAAGGTGCTGTTGATTTCATTTCAAGTTATGGAAATGTGTTTAGTTTGACGCATGCGTCAAAAACACAAGATGATTTCTTAGATGATTTGAGCAACTTCTTAGACCCACGTTACAATAATGCTAACGCAACATTGTTCTTCGTGGATACGCAGACATATAACTGGCTGCATAAACTAAGTGGTTACTTCTCAAATAATCTTGAGGTTTCACCTAACTTCCGTGCTGATATGGCATTGATGGGCAAAAAGAAGGTATTTGGAGCGGATATTACAACTATTAGTACTCCTTTTGGAGATATGAACGTAACTCGTAATATTCACCTGGATGGTTCACCTATTAAGATTCTAGCTGTTAACATGAAGCATGTTTCTTACAGACCATTGGTCGGTAATGGACTTAATCGTGATACAGCAATCTATGTTGGTGTTCAAACCTTAGAAAATAGTGGTGTTGACCGTAGGGTTGACTTAATTCAAACAGAAGCTGGTATGGAGTTTCAGATGCCTGAAGCCCATGCTTACTGGACATAAGGAGGTAAATTATGGCAAATCCAATGTATGGACAGAATAAAGCTGATAGTGCTATTCAAAATGGTAGACATGAGGTGCTGGTTACGGGTGATGACCTTTCTCTAGTAGCTGCTCAATCAGGTGCTACTGTTTTTGTAAACGCTGCTGCTAAAGAAATAACTCTTCCAGCTGCTGAAGCAGGATTAAATTACAGAGTTATTTTAGGAGTTGATACGACTGCTGGAGCTAAAATAAATGCTGCTTCTGGAGACTGTTTCTTTGGTCAAATAAAGGTGCTTTCAACAACAGATGATAAGACTGAAGTTCAAGACATAGATTATGCTACAGCCATTGGCACGGTAGCAAGTTATGATGTTCTTGACTTCACATCTAATTCTGCGACTCTTGCAGGAACATCTGGTGATGTTATAGAAGTTATTGCAGTAGATGATATAGCTTGGTGTGTATTAGCTTGTCTAACGACAGTACACGCTGAACCAGCTTCGACTGCTATAATTAACGCATCATAAGGAGGTATAAAATGGCTAAATTAGGTTCAAGAGCTAGTTATGGTGGAACAGTTGTTGAGAATATCTCAGCAGCTAAGACGCTAGACCCTAGCGATTCTGGAAAAGTGTTTACACTTGACTTAGATGGAACTTTTAGCATAACCCTTCCAACTGCTGCTCAGGCAGGAGCTGGTTGGGCTGCTAGATTTATCTGTTCAGATGCCGGTAGTGGTACTGTTAAGGTAATCCCAAATTCCGCTGAAGATACTTTGATTGGCATGATTGTTTCCGCAGATGGTTCTGCGGGTGAATCAGCTGAAACAGGAGTAGACGAGCTCGTATGGGCTTCAGGTAATGCGGCAGGAGATTGGGCAGAGTTAATATGTGATGGAAGCAACTTCTATGTTTCTGGAATGGAACATGATAATGACCACATGACTATATCGTAATAAAAAATTACGATTAAATTGGAAGATTAACCCTCTCTTGGTTTTTTGCTTCCTTTCTTCCGGGAGAGGGTCTTCCTTTAAAAATAAAGATTTATGGCAACAACAAATATATCAACTGAAATAGTATCAATCACAGGGGTATCTGCTCATGGAGCATCTGATGATTTCATTGTCTCTGCACAGAAGTTTGTAGCATCAAGTATTCCTAAAGAATTATTGACATTTGCACAAAAAGCTTCATCTCCTTCAACTGATGGAAGTGCAATTACTTTTTCAGTAAACGATTCTATTACAGATGTTCAGAGGAATGGATACAGTTGTAGAGAGATACCGATGGGTGATGCTGTATGGGCATTAGATAGTACAAGTTTGAGATATGCAACTAGTAAGCATCCAGTTTTTTATCATAAACAAGGAGGCGTTCATTTTGCACCTGTTACAGATGGAAGTAATGCAGGATATGTGTTCTATGTAGATTATTCTAAGATAGATGATGATAGTGATTTAAGAAATGCAGTTATATATCATGCATGTTCAAGTGAGCTTTCAAAGCTTTCTACTGCTGAATTGCCGACAGTATCAATAGCTGCAGTCCCCCCTGATGTACCAAGTTTAACTACAGTTACTTTTACAAGTATTGATTCAGACTTAGATGCTTCGGCTCCATCATTTACAACTGCAACTGTTTCGGCTGGTGGAGTATTCGGTGCTAATACAGCCCCAGCTTATACCAAACCATCTCTTACTACTCCTGTATCATTTGAAGATTTTTTCAATGGCTCGGAGGATTTAAACCCATTTGGAGATGCTGACCCAGGTGTTTTATCTATTAGTGTATCAGCTCCTGCTATATCAATAGTTTCCTCAGGTATATCAACTACAGCTGCAGCTGATATAGCTACAAATGCTCCAACTTATACAAAACCAACTCAAACATTTGATATTACGCAATTTGAAACATTTTTAGAAACGGAAGAGGATTCAGAATTAGCTCAGGTTCAATTAGGAAGATTAAATCTTGAGATGCAAGAATACCAATCTGATGTTCAAAATGAATTAAATGAGTTTAATAAAGAAAATTCTAAATATCAAGCTAGTGTTCAAGCTCAAATTCAAGCTCAACAACATCTTGCAGCCAAGAATACACAATCAGCCACTCAAACTATGGAAGCTTTAATACAAGATACTACACTAGAACTTCAAAAGTATCAAGCTCAAGTGAATGATGAAGTGCAAGAATATGGACAAAAGTTAGCTCGTTATCAATTAGAAGTAAATACGGCTTTTCAAGCATGGCAAAAAACTGAATCTGATAGATTATCTCAATATCAAGCCGATATTCAAAGCGAAGTAAATGAGTTTAATAAAGAGAATGTTTCATTTCAGGCAAATATTCAAGAAGGTATGCAAGAGATACAAGTAGCAAACCAAGTAAATATTGCTCAAGGACAGGCTAGTTTACAAGTTGCAATGGATAATGAGAATAGAAGCCAGCAAAGACAATTACAAAATGGTATTAATGATATGCAAGCTATTGTATCTAATAATCAAAATTTAATATCTAAGTATCAATCTGAGTTACAACAGTATAGTGGAGAAGTACAAGCTGAACTTGGTGAATATCAAAATAAGATACAAAAACAGCAGGCACTTTCTAAAGAAGCTGATAAGTATTATCAATGGGCTAAGTTAGAAGTAACTACTTATATACAAAATAATTCAAAAATAATAGCGGCTACTATGGCACGTCAGCCTGCTAGTGCACAAGCATAATGACAGTATTAGAAATAATGGAACGAGCAGGTATGAAAGAAACTACGTTAGCGATAGCGTGGATGAAAGATGCATTCCACTTAATTCAATCTAATGTTAAAGAGCATACTAAGTCAGAAAAAAGCAATATAATAGATGGTATTCGTGAATACCCATTGCCAGCTGATATGATAGCATTAAAGTCAATATCTATTAAAGATACAACAGATTCAAAATACAAAAGGATTAGGAGATTGACTCATAGTCCAGTTGTTAGTGAGGATACAGACCCAGAATAGGATAAATTATGGCACAGAAAAAACAAAAAAGCATTGGAAGACGGCCAACAAAGGCAGACATGAAGCTATTGGATAAAAATATAGCAAGGTCTGAGCGACAGGGCTGGGATAGAGATGTAAAAAACATGAAACGTTTTAAGAAGGAACAAATAGCTAAGATGAAGAGAACTGATAATGTATCTAGGATTAGTAAACTTTTAGCAGAAAATAAGGGAAAAACTGCTAAATTTAAGAAGGTTGCTGCTAAAAAAGGTATTGGAAGAGCTATAGCTAAAAGAATACCTGGCGTCTCAGTTGCCTATATGGCTCATGATATTATTAAAGGTGTTTCAAAATCAACATGCTCTAAAAGAGGTGGTAAGTGGGTTAGTGGTAAATGTCAAGGAGCTAAGAAATCTACAAGAAAAATAACAAGTCCTGCAGCGAGAGACTTAAAATCTAAAAGATAAATGAGTTACGATACACATAAAACGTGGTTTTATCAACTAGTAGGTAGAGATATACACTTATGGCAGTATGTAGAGAGTAATGCTACTGATACATTAGCTGGTATTAGAATATCTCTTCCTGATGAATATTATGGTAAACAATTAATATATCCAGATGAAGATATCACAAATGGATTAAGAGTAGAGTATACTGCATTAATAGAACCATTTGTAGATGAAGCATGGGAAAGTTTAACTGCAAGAGCAAGTAGTTCTACTATTTCTTTTGGTGATGGAGATGGGGGTAGTTCTAGAGATACGATAAATTACACAAGTGGATTAGGTGATTTTGCTACAGGCGATAAAGTAAGAATTATAGGTTCTGCAAGTAATGATGGTGATTATGTTATTGCTAATGCAGCATCTAGTTCAATTCTTGAGGTTGCGGCTGGGAGTTTTGCAACAGAGGCAGTTGGCCAGAGTATTACAGTTTATCAGATACCTGATGAAGATACAACACCAGGTGAAAGTAATCATATAAATTTAAATAGGATGTTAAGTTTAGCTGTTGTTGACTATATTAAAGCTCAGTTATCTGATTCAAAGGGAGAACTCGAAAGAAAAGAATATTATATGAGAGAGTTTTGGAAAAAAGTTGGCGATAATGAAAGTAATAAGCGTAAAATATCAGTTACTTTCCCAAGTGGACCGTTTGCTATAAGGTAATGGCTAACGAGAAAATAAAATACTCAAACGGATGTTCACCACAGGAACTTGATTCTACAAGTGCGAGATGGTATCAAGATAGTGATGTTGGTACGAAGCTTTCTGGTAGTGCTAATGTTTCAATGGGGAGTGGGACTCTAACATATCAATCTGAAAAGACTATTACATCGGCTGAGACAACATTGACTGCAAAAGATTTTATTTATGTTAAATGTATTAGTGGTGACGATGTAAAAATATCACTTGATAATGGTACTAGTGACCTTATTAGAATATCTGCAGGTGAGTCTTTTGCTTCTGAAATTTATTATGATTCAGATAATGCAACTGATTCAGCAATTGTTATAGATACAGATGGAACATCAACAGTAGAATATTTGAGTGGCACATAATGGCACAAGATAGAAGAGTGATAATGAGAACAAGTGTACTTCCTACTGCTCGAACAGCATATGCAGCTGTGCCCGGCTCTTTAGAAGAATATGATATTTCTAAAGCTACATATAATAAGAATACGATTAGTGCATCTATTGGCAGGCTTGGTGGGAATAGTACATTAACAGATATTACATCTGCTCAATGGGGAGATGGATGGTCTTCAATGATTTCA